GGCAATGTTACAATAAATAACAGACTTCAGCTCACCGGAACGCAATATCCCCAGATTTACGGAAACGGTACTTCATTGCAATTAGGCGTAGACACTAACGCCGCTGTCGGCGTTGTTTTACAGGGAGGCGTATTCAGGGAAGCGGGCGACGGATCGCTTAATTTAGGAAACGGTTCTCACAGGTGGGCGGTTGTTTATGCCAAAACAGGTTCCATAAACACCTCTGACCGAAACGAGAAAAATACAATTGCCGATATTGATCCGGAACAGGCTGAAAAGCTCATTATGGGATTGAAACCCAGCACCTTTAAATTCAACGACGGCACCAGCGGCAGAACCCACTGGGGGTTGATCTCTCAGGATATCGAGGAGCTCCTTCCACAGATCGGAATGTCGGATTTGGATTTCGCCGGATTCATCAAGACCCCAAAAACAGAGGATTATTACGAGGACGTTCCCGAGACTGTCACAGACGAGGAAACCGGAGAGGAAAAAACTGTAACACGGAAAGAGTTGAAAACCCGAACCGTAGAGGGCGAATATGTATACGCTTTGCGTTACAGCGAATTTATTGCCCCTTTAATCTGCATGGTGCAGAAGCAGCAAAAGCAAATTGAGAATTTAGAGCGGCGTTTATCCGCTTTAGAAAACAAGGAGGAAGCAAAATGAAAATCATTGGCATTGATGTATCTACCTGGCAGGGGAAAATCGATTGGAACCAAGTAAAAAACAGCGATGTAAAATTCGCCATTCTCCGTTCCTCTTTCGGTTCTCCGGATCCTTCTCAGGTGGACAATCAGTTTGAAAACAATTACAAGGGAGCCAAAGCCGCCGGGATCCCAGTAGGCGCTTACCACTACGGCTATGCGGTTTCCGAGGCTGAGGCGCGCCAGGAGGCTAAGTTCTTCCTGGACACCATCAAGGGCAAGCAATTCGAATATCCCGTCTATTACGACGTAGAGGACAATGGGACGATGGGCACGCTTTCCCGGCAGGCGTTGACCAATGTAATTAAAGCTTTCTGCTCTGAGGTTGAAAAGGCTGGGTATTATGTGGGCGTTTATGCCTCCCTCAGCTGGCTGGACGGCAAGTTCTATCCTGACCAGCTTTCCTATGATGTCTGGGCTGCCCAGTATTTTACTGAGTGCCAGTACTCCGGCCAATATGGCATGTGGCAGTACACCAGCTCCGGCAACGTTCCCGGAATCCAGGGCGGCGTGGATATGAATGAGTGCTATCAGGATTATCCTAAGGCCATCAAGGAGAAGGGCCTTAATGGTTTTGATAAACCCACTCCAGCTCCCGCGCCCGAGCCAGCGAAAACGGTAGATGTATACTACCGGGTAAGAACCAAGGCGGACGGCCGGCTTCCCGAGGTGAAAAACCTTGAGGATTACGCGGGATTTACCGGAGCCGTCACTGATGTCGCTGTTCGTGTTTCCGCTGGTTCCGTAAAGTACCGGGTACATATTAAGGGCGGCAATTGGCTTCCCTATGTGACCGGCTGCAACATCAACGACGCTGTAAACGGCTACGCGGGAAACGGTTTGGAGATTGACGCTGTTGAAGTGTATTATTACACCCCGGACAGCATCAGGCCGTATAAGAAAGCCAAATACCGGGTCGCTCCTGTGGGCGGAAGCTATTATCCCTGGCAGTATGACAATGAAACCGGAAACGGCCAGGACGGCTACGCGGGCGCTTTCGGAAACGCCATCGGAAAGCTTCAGATTGTAATCGAGTAAGGAGGTGGAGCTGATGTCAACAGAAATCATCATCTCCGTCATTTCTCTGCTGGGAACCATCGTGGGGAGCCTGGGAGGCGTTTTAGTTTCCAGCCGGCTGACCACCTACCGGATTCAAAAGCTCGAAGAAAAAGTGGCTAAGCACAATAACCTGATTGAAAGAATGTATAAGGTGGAGGACAGCGCGAAAAGCGCCCATCACCGAATCGACGAGTTAAGGGAGGAACTGAAATGAAAATCAACTGGAAGGTACGGTTTAAAAACCCTGTGTTCTGGTTCAACCTGGCAGCGTCCATTTTTCTGCCCATGCTGGCCTGTCTGGGCTTCAACTGGGAAGACATGACAAGCTGGCAGGCTGTGGGAAACGTGCTCTTACAGGCCGTCCAGAGTCCTGTAATCGTGGTGTCTGTTCTGGTATCTGTATGGAACCTGTTAAACGACCCCACCACAAGCGGCCTAAGCGATTCCAGCCAGGCGCTTTCTTATACCGAACCTAAGAAAAGCGATTGACAGAAAGACAGCCCCCGGGAATATTTCCTGGGGGCTTATATTATTAACTATGGTCTCTTTTGTGGTATTAAACGCTTGTATCCATTAGAAGACCTCAAAAACAGCCTTTTTTGTGCGGTTAATTTCTGCTGCGAGGATTCAAGTCACGTAAAACGCTACACGATCAATCACATGATGAACCTTCTCCCGCTTAATGCCGGCGGAATATAAAAGCGCGTTTTGCTTACAACCGCCGCTTGCCTGGCGCGGGGTATAAATCCAGGCTTGAACAGGAGATGATAAAACATGCAAGAAAAAACAGAACAGCCACATGAATTTCAAGAAACCGTTGATTATACGAGATTTCTTACACCAGATCCCACTATTTTCGAATTGATAAATATTTTGTCTCAGGAAGAAACACACTATGTAACGTATTCGCATACATAATTCCAGGCTTGAACATATTGTCCGTTTGATGTATAATAATATCAGTAATTGGGGTGTGTGTTTTCGGATGCACACTTGAGAGAGTCGGAGTAATCTGGCTCTCTTTTTCATTAATATAACTCCGCCCTCCTTTCCGTTTTCGGTGGGGAGGGTTGTTTATATAGTGAACAATCCTTATCATAAGAATGAACGCTCTAGAGGAATATAGGTAACAAAGAAACTTCCAACTGAAAATCAGCGGGTTTTGCTCCTTTTTCTTTGTGGTATATTACCTTTTCGATTACTGACTTTAAAAGTTCGTTTTGAACCTGCGGAGAACTATCTCTGTATTGCGTTAATACCAATTCAATTCTTTGAATCATAGCTGGGATATTTAATCTCTTTTCCTGTTTTCGAAAAGATTCCTTCGATGCTTCTAATTTTTCAATTTTTTTGGTTAGCGTTGATCTTCTTTCCATAAACGTTGAAACGTCGTATACTTGCTGTTCCAACAAATCGTGCAGTCTAGATAATTGATCCTTTGTTGCTTTTAATTCTTTATCAATAGCTTTTATAACTGTAATCGATGTATTTTGCTTTTCTTCTTCCATCTGCTTTTGTCGGCCTTTTAATTTGGTTATTTCATTTCTAAGAGACATTAGCACAGCATCTTCTACTAACGGCAGTTTACTGCTAGGAATACAACCACGTTTTGCACAAAGCAAATAGGGGCCGCCGCGCATGTGGGGCGCTCTGGTCATCATTCGATTGCAATTCCCGCAATGAATTAACCCTGACAACGGGTTTTCAATTACGCCGGTGAAGCTGGGCGAGTGGTACTTTGTACGAGCTATTTCTTGCGCACGGTTATATAAAGCTTCATCAATGATTGCGGGGTGGAGGCCGTCTACTATAGTCCATTTTTCAGGGGGATTATAGATTGTTTCGTGCTTTGTGTTTCCCCGCGTACCTTTTCTAATATGTGTTTTTTGATTCCAGACGATTTTCCCTATATAAACCGGACTTTTGATGATTTTCATAATAGAGGTGCGCCCAAATTCTTGTGATCGATGAGGCTTTGCTCCCATGCTATTTATGGTATCTGCTATATGTTGACACCCCATACCTTTATTTACATAAAGATCAAATATCATTCGAACAAAAGGAGCCTCGTCTTCGTTAATTGCCAAGGAAGGCCGTTTTCCAATCTTTGCCGAGACATAACCATAGGGGGCATTTGCTAAGTATCCGCCCTCCTCTATGGTTTTCTGAATTCCTCTCTGCATTCGACGTTTAATCATTTTTAGCTCTCTATGAGCCATAAAGCCCTCAAATTCGGCATAGTCTTCATCGAACTCGTCGTTTAAATCGTATTGCCGGTTTGGGGTAATTATTTTTGTATTGGAATATTTAAAGGTTTCCAAAATGATGCCTTGATCGCTGGTTTTTCCACGACCCAAACGATCTATGTCCATACATAAAACACCTTCGTAGGCTCCGCTTTCCACTGATTCCAATAAGCGAAGCATCTCGGGGCGGCTGTATAACGATTCGCCGGATACAACTTCTTCATAGATATCCTCGGGTTTAACGTCAATTCCGTTTTCGATGGCATATTTATCTAAAATCTCACGATGACGGCGTAAAGTTTCCTCTACGCTTTTTTCTGGATCATCGGAACGGCTTTTTCTTAAATATAACGCATAAAGTGACATGTTCTTACCCTCTTTATAATTTATAAAACTGTTCCCCCATCGGCCTCGGCTGGTGGGGGATTTTTTATTGCCCTGTTTAATTGCCTCGAATCCGGTGCAATTAAAATCCATCATGTTTACTGGACAAATAAAAAGCCAGATGTTATAATTCACAGCGTAAGGTGTTATCGCAACGGTAGGCGGTTAGTCCCTTTCTCTTTAGGAGGGACGTTATACTTTCTTTTTCCCCTCCTGGAAAGGAGGGTGGTGCTTATGGTTACATATGCGGAACTGTTTCAGTATTCGCTTGTGCTAATCGGCATTATAAGCCTTGTTTTGGCAATAAAAAAGAAGTAACCGCCCAGCCTCGAAACTAGCGGTTACTTCAACTGTTCTAAACAGGGGCTAACCGTCTCAACGATAGCACCTTACGCTTTTATTGTAACCGTTTCTTTTCTATTTGTCAATAAGCTACCCCCGCTTTATCCGAGACGGATTGAGACGGGGGGATTTTATATGAAAAATTTTAACTTATTACGACAATTGTTGTTGTAGATATTCATCTCTCCCGTCTGCCTTAATTTCAAGGATTGGCCCTTGATTCCCGACAGACAAAATAAAGTCTACACCATTGATAGTTGTACCTACATTTGTGCCAATATTGTCATTGACCCACTTCATAGCGGAATTACCATCACTCCCGTCATAAGGAAATGAGGCACAAAATCCTAAAAACCCGTTATCATCTCCAAACACGTAATATTTAGCAGAACTAAGTGCATAATTTTTGTCCGTATTTATTGTGTAACTATACTGTTCATTGGTAGCGGAAAATGTATACCCGTCAGAACTATTAGATCTGTCGGCTTCAGGCAAACCCTTATTTTTTAAGCTTACGGTAATATCGTATGCGTTAGAACCTGGAACAACCGGAATGGTTGTTTCGGTTTCTGAAGAGCTTTGGTTTTCGTCTTCATGGTCATCTTTATCTATTTCTTGTGGATCAGTTTGAGAACTGGAATAGGTTGATGATGTATTGACTTTTTCGTTTGACTTATCTCCTCCCGCAGCATATCCGATAATAATTAAAATGACCACAATTATCGCCCAAAACCACCAGTTTTTATAGATTGGTTTTTTCATAAATTAAGCCCTCCTAAATATTGATATGTTTAACGTTTATGACACTTTTTTCAAAATATCCAATGATTGCCGTTGCAAGCCTAAGAATAAATTTTTAAAATTCTCTTGATTTTAATTTTTTGTGTGCTATAATATAGTCAACTAAGAACATATGTTTTATATTTGTGCTAATTAACTAAAATAGAATGTAGGGGAGGAGACTAGCAATGAAGGAACAGAAAGACAAGTGCAAAAACTATAAAACTGAGATTATCACAATTGTAAATTCAATTGAAGATAAAGCAACATTAATAAAAATATTGGATTTTGTTAGAATCCTCTTCCTAAAGTAAAACCTATTTTAAACTATCAATAAATTTTTTTACGGTCTTCCAGTCTTCCTCGCTAAATGCGGCGAAGGCTTGGAAGACTTTTTTTGCAGTTTCATTTTCTCCCTCAAGTAATTTAGCAATTTTTATTGTGAGGTCCTGAGATGCGTCTGGCGCGATCATTTCTCCTTCACCGTTCATTAGCCAACCGTAGTTAACATTATATGTCTTGCAGATTAATCGTAATAACGCACCTGGATCCTTTTTTAAACGTGATAATTCTAAATTATTAATCACATCTCTTGATACGTCCAAACGTTTCCCAAATTCCGTTTGTGACAACCCGAATCTATTTCTTACTTCTCGTATACGCAAACCAATACTTGAATCCAAGATATTCACCTCCATTTAATTATATTATAATCTTTATGACTGCGTTTGTCAACTCAAACATTTTCTTAAAAAGGGTTGACAAACTCTAAAAAGCGCTATATAATGAGTTTAGAAACTCAAGGAGGTGAGCAAAAATGCACGAACTCAACAAACAAAATTCCTTAGCCACCTTAGAAACCATCGAGGAAGTTATAAGCGCATTTAAAAGCATTGATGATCTTCACCGAGCTCTGGCGTTGGGATATATTCAAGGGATTATGGCAGGACATAGCGTGCCTAGTCCGCCGGATAAAAAGCTAAAGAAAAAAGAAGCGGGGTGAAGGATTGAGGACAAGTAAAAGAAAAACTCCTATTGGGCCACAACAGGAGCAAATCGAGCATTTAGAATTCTTAACTTTTCTATTGTGCGTTTTGGTTGGTACTCTCACAGTCACTGTTTTATTATTGTCTGTCAGATTCAATAACTTCGCTAGCTTTACTATTGATTGGTTGAATCGGTGTTTACTGATCTTACAGCAATTGAATAAACTTATAAGCTGAATGTTTTTGGACGTGCAACGGACAAACAAAATTAATCATATACATAGAATCGAGGTGATGAAAATGGTAAACGAAAAAGGAAAGTACATTGGAGAGCCAAAGGTCATTATCCATAGAAGACACGGCACCCCGGAAGAGGTAGCGCGAAATCGTGAAAACTTTAGGAAAGCACTTTGCAAAATGTATTCGGAGGTAAATGGATATCCTACAGAAGTTACGCTCGATTGGACGGAGTTTGATGAACACGCAAAGACCTTAGAATTTGATAATTAGTTCTGCGGCTAACCCCCGCAGGAGGCCAAAAGGAGGACAAGCACATGAACGCAGACAACAGAGAAAGAGTTCGGAAAATAGTGGATCAGGACGGCTGGAACATCATTTGGATAGGTGCAAAAATGCCATGTGAGTTTTTTGATGAGGAGATTGAACTTCTCTATGAGGATATGGACGGCCAGCCTTGTATTTGCTATGCGATTTATACCTATGACAAAAGCGGATTTTACCATAACCCATATTTTCAGAGAAAATCCGACGGCGCAAAAATGGGTCGGTGCATTGCATGGCGTAAATCTCTTAAAGAGGCGTAAAACCATAAAGGAGGACAAGCACATGAGCCCAGAAATGACGGTGGCGTTTATCGTTCTGGCGGTATGGAGCGCCGTATTCACAGCGGCATATATCGGCGAGCGGTACCGAAATCGGAAGCTGAGACAAGCCCTGAAAAACAAGGGAAGATACGCAAGGTATAAAGAAAGCCGCTCTGCCCTGTAATATTCACAAAACGGCCTAAAAAATAATTTGAGGAAATCAGAATGAATATTAGAGTTAAAATTATAACTTTTATAAAAAATCTGTTGCCGCTTATAGCAACTATTATAGGTTGGGAACTTGGTAAATTTATCATTGCAATTCTACGTTGTTATTTTCAGCAATAAATTCCATATCTTCTACTAATAAGTCGTAATCCTTTTTTGACTGTATGGTATAGAATTTAGATTTCAACATTGTATAACTTTTATGTGGTATGTAGGCAGAAACAATTTCTATATTGTTTAAAGTTTTCTTAGTTGTACTTGTTGCTAACATTTCATAATAATAGATGCCGCTTAGTAATATTAAACCGCATAACATTAGAACTATACCTTTAGAAAAAATTTTAAATTTTATATTTTTCCGTTCTGGATTTTCTTCTGGGAGATATTCATACATTTCTTGAATTAAATCGTACTCCTCGAATTTTAAGTCGACTGCTTTAATAATAACAAAAGAGACTATGGAGAAGAAGATCAAAGAGAATAATATAGTACTAGTATTTTCATGTGTCCCTTGAGCAATACCTTTATAAAACATATCACTAAGCGCATTTTCCATTATAAAAATCTTATTCATTAACCAATTAAATATAGGTGAAAAAATAAAATCCCATAAAAATGCACCTATCAGTCCAATTAGTATAGTGCCAATTATAGGGCGCTTGAAAATTGATATTTTCTTTTTCATTGCAATCACCTACTTATTTACGGCCGGCTTATCCGTCCGGCCTACTAAATAGTCGATGGATACGTCGAAGTAGTCAGCAAGGGCAATGAGTTGATCAAATGCTGGGTTTCTCTCGCCGATTTCATAGCTTTGTATTCCTCTTTCGCTTGCTCCAACTTCAACAGCAAGCTGCTTTTGTGTTAGCCCTTTTTTCTTACGAATAATCCTAAGTCTTTTTGCAAAATCGTTCATGTCATATCCTCCTTAAAAAACTGGGGATTGACACGCACAAACAATCGTGTTATTATAAAAGCATAACACGTACAAATATGCGTGTTCAATCTAGAAAGCGAGCGGGTGATGAAAAATATAAAATTGATAGAAAGACGCAACAAAATAGGCCTTACGCAAGTAGAAGTTGCAAAAAAGGCCGGCGTTTCAGAACGCGCCTATCAGAGTTATGAAGCGGGGAAACGTCAGCCAAACGTTCAAACCGCTAAACTGATAGCCAAAGTATTGAAAAGCACAGTGGAAAAGCTTTTCTAAGGAAAGGATAACACAAAGGCAAAAAAAGGACAAGCAGAAAGGAGCAAAAACGTGGATTACGAAAAGGAAATTGCAATATTGCGGCAGGAAATTGAGGAATTGAAAAGCCGAAAGCCCAAAATCATTAACACTACTTTCTATAAAATAGCGGATCAGGAATGCGATGAATTTTTCGAGCGGGTTAAACAGGAAAATCAAAATTATTCAGGCCGGTTACTTTGCAAAAACGCCGCAAAGGACGCTTATTGTGAACGGCACAATTTATTTGGAAAAGATAGAAAAACTCCTTCCAGATACATTACTTCGGAAGAATCCGCAAAAGAATTTGTCGCTTTATTCAAATTGTTTTTAGCTATTTATCAAGGCTACTTAAAGAATGGAGTAAGATATAATGCCAGTTAATAAAAAGAAAAGCCGCCCTCGCGACTGGCATCACGAAGAGCGGCAAGCAAAAATATCCTATCTATATATTAAACCAAAACAGGAGGTTTGTCAAATGGACGATAAAGAGTTAATCGTATATCTTTCAAAAAAGGTTGCTG